AAAATTCTTAACCACAGCGAGACTAAAGAAAGTCTTCCCAGTAGAAGACTCACCAGCAATGGCAGTAATCTTATTCCCAGAAACACCACCAAATATGCTACCTGAGCAAAGTGAATTAAAGATGTAAGAACCCGTGTCCACATAGGTTTCTGTGTCGTCGATGTCTGAGGCAAGTTGTGTATACTCATCACCAATCTCTTTTACAATATCTTTTAAAAAGTCCATCAGGCAAAAAATGAATCAAGGTTTACAGTTTTCTCAACATGCCATCCAATAGCATCAAGGATGACCTTTAGTGGGTCAAGGAAGGCTTTGTGGAATTGTAGGTCATAGTCAATGTACTTGTCAAGACCAGTCTCTCTAGGAAACTCTGAGATGAATGAGATTACATTTTCTCTAATGATGTTTGGTTTCTTGAGATAAATGAATTTAATCTTCTCACCATTGTTGATGTAAGAATACTTGTTTGTCAGTCCTTGCTCTTTAATATAATGATTATATAGAAGAGCCCCACGAACATGGATGGGAGAACCCTTACCATAGATGGTTGAATAACTCTTATGCTTATTTACATCAGACACTCCTCTAGGAAAAGCAATCTGTTCTGGTGGCATCTTATTGAACTTCTGTCTAGAGTCTTCAATAAAATCAATTACTTCATCTTCTGTTCCATTCATCATTAACTTGAGAGCATCCTTAATCATCTTTCTACATGGTGCAGGTGTAGATGACTTGACTGCTTCAATACCCATAATCTTCAGTTTGGGTTCTGAATATCTAACCCCTTCACTGTCCCATACATTCAAGATATATCTTTTCTTTGCTGTCCAAATACCCCTGTCTGCAATGTTCTCACGCTTCATTTGCATTTTTTGTGAGTACGCATTGACATACGTTGCCAACTCTTGGTAACTCTCCTCAATGAACGGTTCGAGTTTGTCTTGACAGACCTTGTCAAGTAACCCCACAACTGCTGCTTTGTCGCCAGACCTAGAAGCAAGAAATTTATTAACAAGAGGTCCAAGGTTAAGATAGATTGAGTCAGTGTCAGATGCGACGACATAATCTACGTTCTCTGTTTGTAATAGGTTATTTAGATACCCATTAACCTTAGATTCAATCCATCTAATGGAGACTTGACCTGAAAGAGTAATTGCTTCAGCATTTGCTAACTTATAGTATCTAAAGTATTGATTACCAATAGCACCATAGCAAGAGTTAAGAGCAATCTTTCTTGCCATCTGGAAGTTATTGAACTTTGCAATATCCTTTACAGTCTGATCTCTCATTCTAAGAAGTTGCTTATTAGTCAATTGACTGAGACCACTATCTTCAGAGGCAACAATTTCCTGCTCTGGTCCTTCACCTGAACCACCAATCAAATAACCCATTACAATCCTCTCTTCTTGATTTCTGCTTCAATGTCAACCAACATCTGCTTAGATTTAAGCATCTTACCTTTGAAGACCTTTCTATCTTTATACATCTTCTCCATCAACTCAGGCATAAATCCCTTGATGTCCTTCCTGAACATAGCACCATTGGCACACACTGCATAGTCCTGGTACATCTCAAAGGTCAGTTCCTGGTTCAGAATCCTATCAATGGTTGCAGAGGGGTGCTTCTCCTCCACCAGTGTCTCAGGAGAGATGTTGTACTGCATCATCAGGTGAGGGTATAGGGAGTTAAGGTCAAAGGACACCACATAATCATAGACACCTGGTTTAGGTTGTTTGACATATGCACCTTCAAACTTATCACTCTTCTCTGAACTATCTTTCTGTGGAACTACAATGTCCCTCTTCTTAAGATAGTTATAGATGATGGTATCCCACATCCTAACCTGATACATCACATCAACATAATTAACTTTGGCGTCATATGCCATAGTCAATGCCAACTCAATCAGTTTCATCTTGTCTTCCATACGGTCAACAAGTTCCACGTCAACAATGTTGTAGTCAACAAACTTCTTCCAGTTACCCCTGTAGAAATCTTTAAAGGTATCAAACTCAGAGTGGTCCAGTTTCTTCTGACCTAGTTCTACCTCAGCAATATAGTCCAGTCTATATGACTCTTGGTTTGTATAGGTAAACTTCTTATACAGTTCCAGATAGTCAAGTGTGGTCACACCAGCAATGTCAAAGACATTGAACTTTCTACCATTGATGTAGATTTCATCCATGGTAACAATACCCCAAGGAGAAAGAAGTTTCATCTTCTTTGTTCCCATAATCCTATCAATCCTGCCACAGATGTATGGAATGTCATAAAGGCGACAGTTCCAACCAGTAACAACTTCAGGTGGATTCTTGTTCCAATGATAGATGAATGAGTTGAGCATAGCAATCTCATCATCATAATGATAATAAGTTACATTATCTTGTGTGGGTGCATATGGTTTCCTACCCCAGGTAGTAATCTTCTTCGTAGAATAATCCTGCATAGAGATAGTCAACAACTCCTCTGAGCAGGATTCTGGGTCAGGAAAACCTTGTTCTGCCTGAACCTCAATATCAATGGTTACAAGATTAATCTTTCTAATATCAAACTTAATCTCATCCTCAGGATACTTTTCAGAGATGTATTGGAAGATAAACCTATCATTCCCATAAATCCTGAAACCATCCACATCTTCATACTTCTTGTAGAACTCTCTACAATCCCTGATAGTACCAGGTTTGATGGGTTCTACATTTTCACCCTCAAGAGTTTTATACTTTGATTCCTTGTTTGATTTGACAAACAGAGTTGGTGAGAACTCCTCTTTGAACATGACTTTCTCACCATTATCAATTCCACGCACCAGAATATTGTTTCCAACCATCTGGACATTAGTATAAAACCTCATTCCTTCACCAGACTCTCATACTTCTCCATCAGTTTACTATTGGGTTCTGCTAGTGTCAAGATTTTGTCAGATGACATCATAAAAACATTTTGACTAGTTACATGCACCAACCAAGGTGTCATAGTTCCATCTGGATGAAACACAAATGGTTCTGTTAATTTGCAATCAGGTTCCCCAAGTTCTGTGGGAACCTCATCAATCTGAGAGATCAGAATACAATCACTGGTCAGGACCAGGAGCTTGACGTTCTCGTTCTTCATACTTTTCTACACCTTCCAAATACATTTTTTCAAGTTGTCCAACAGGGTTAGCAATTGTAACTACCCAATCAGATACAACAGGAATGACTTTGTCTTTTGCCAAAGGCATCCAAGGTGTCAATTGAATCTTGGCACCAATAGTAGTATCTTCTGTGTTGTTAGGAGTTACAAGTTGAGCTCTGCAAGGGTATTTAAGGTAATACCCTACAACCTTTTCCTCAACTACCATTTCCTGGATATCAGCAACAACATCTTCACCAGACTTCAGCAGCAATAATTGTACACTCATTGTTTTTAAAATTCCCTTCTTAGATTATAGAATAAAAAAGGAGGGGTGTCAACTGGATTGTGCCAGTTACCCCTCCGTCTGCGACGACGATATTCAGTTATATTTAGAACCAATCTTTTCTGGTGTGCTTCTCAGGAACTACCTTATGCAGTTCTACTGTCAGTAACCCATTCTCAAAAGCAACTGATCTAACTTCCGTGTCATCGCTGAGCGTCCAAGCCCTCTCAAAGTTGCGTTGTGCCAGACCTTGGACAACATACGTTGCTTCCTCTTCTTTATGATTCTTCTCGCCCTTAACAACGAGTTTACCATATTCTGTGTAGACATTAATCTCATCCTGTTTGAAACCTGCAAGAGCTAGTTCCAACCTTGACTCTGTATTACTAATCTGAAGTAAATTGTATGGTGGATAATTTGTTTCTTGAAATCCACTGAATACATTTGACAGATATTCATCCATCCCAATACTATTTCTTGTTACTTGTTCAAGCAACTTCTCAATGTTGTGCGACCCATAGTGTCTTAAAGATCCTGCGCTTCCCATAGTTCTCCTTTAAAAGCAAGTATAATAGTGTCAAACCCAAAGGCATCTGACATTACTAATTATACAGGAAACAAAAAAAAGTGGAAGGGGGAAAACCCATCCACTTTGTATGGTTGTTCCGACTTTTGTAGAGACCGCACGAAAGGTCTCAATATTATTTAGGTGGTTTCCTCTACCTTACCTCTCTTACCAATGTTATATTTCTGCTCAAGGGTCCAGTCATTCTTATCTTTATAGGACAGAACCTTGATTTGGTTAAGGGGGGCAATATCCAGGATGGAGTCATCACTGACAATAGTGATCAGACCCCAGTCTGCTAGTAGTCTAGTAATACGATTT